TATTAAAAGATTAGCAACAGCTGCAAAAGCAGCAGGAGAATTTGGAACAGGTGGACAAGCTTCATGGTTAGATGAAGATGGGAAAAGAATTCTTGTTTATAACTCTAAAAGATATGTTCCATTTAGAGCTTCATGGATTGATGAAAATGGAGATAAACACTCATTTATTAAAGAAGGTGAAGCAGTTGTTATTCCATTAAGTACAGATGTATTTAAATTTGTTTATGGAAGAGCTGACCATACAGAAGCTATGTCTGTTGCTCCACAACTTTTCTTTGCATCAAAACCATATCCACTTGAAAAAGGGAAAGGTTGGGGTATTGAAACAGAATCAAAAATGATTCCATACTGTGAAAGACCAGGTGCATTAATTAAACTGAAATACACAGCTTAATAGCAAAAAACAAAAAAAGCCCATATTTTGATTATATGGGCTTTTATAAGATTATGTGACAAATCTATCGTTTGAAAATAGTTAAGAGTTTTTAAACACATTTTAAACGGCAATAACAAAGGATTACAAGTGATTACTAATGAAGATTTACTAAAAGAGATAAGCACTCAACAATTATTACAACTATCAGATATACATGGAACTGGACAATTAAATCAAGTTGTAATAGATGATGCACTAAATGATGCAATCTCATTTATTGAGTCTTTTATAATTATACCTGCAGCACCAACACCACTGCTCAAAAAAATTACAGTTGATTTGACTATCTATGAACTTAAAAGAAGAAACGAATTATTGAGTGATAGTGACAAAGAGTTAAAAAAAGAAAATGAAAGTTACCTCAGTAAAATGAGTAATGGAAAATTAAAAACTCAAATTATCAACAATCAAACAGCTTCTATTCCAGAAGAAAATAAATCTTTTGCTTTTAGACATCACAAAAAAAGAAGAGTAGATACAAGAGGTTTTAGATGATGGAAAAGTTAACCAATGCAGATAGAAACAGAATATTAGCGAGAAGCTTATTTGTAGATGCAAATCAATCATTTGCACAAATAGCTAAAACTTTAGATGTAGGTGAAAAGACTATCTCAAACTACCAATCAAAAGACAAAGCTGAGGGATTTGATTGGCTTACTTTAAGAGCTAGCAAACATATTTATAACTCTCAAGAAACAAAAGAAAATATGTATTCTATGTTTACGGGTTATATGTTTGATAGTTTAAAAGAGATAAGAGAAAATGAGAATTTATCTCCAGCACAAAAAAGTGATGCAATAGCATCTTTAGGGGATAGCTTTTCAAAAATGGGAAAAATTGCACGACAAGAAGACCCTGAAGCATATAAACTAGGAATAATAAAGTACACAATAGAAACTATCCTTTCAAATATCAAAGATGTTATACCAAAAGAGTGTATGGAAAATATCATAATTAAAATACATGAAATAGATGAGGAACTCATAAATGTCTCTATTTAATAAAGATGAGCTTATTGATTACCTTAAAGATACAGAGCAAGAAGCTTTAGCAGCAGGGATAAATAAAAAAAAAGCGAGAAAGATTACAAAAAAAGTTTTTAAAGATTGGCTAGATGGTTTTACATCCTCTTTAAAAGAACAAATAAAATCAAATGATACACTTGACCCATCCCAAAGGCACTTAAGAGTCATAACACAGTCAAAAAACTTCCAATTCTTTAGAGATACCTATTTCCCACATTACTATACGTTGGATGGAGAGTCATTACTTCAAAATGATTTAGAACAAACCTACTATAAAATAGTTGATAAAGAGAAAGTATCTGGATTAAAGTTTGCAAAAGCAGCTCCAAGAGGAAATGGTAAATCAACAGATGCATCTATCGTATTTCCTATTTGGTGTATTGTCAATGGCTATAAGAATTTTATTACAATATTTAGTGATGCAATAGAGCTTACTGAAACACTTATAGAATCTATCAAAGTTGAACTAGAATTAAATGAAAGATTAAAAGCGGACTTCCCTGACGCTACAGGTATTGGAAAAGTTTGGAAGATAGGGGAAATAGTTACTAAAAACAATATAAAAGTTAAAGGTTTTGGTAGTGGTAAAAGAGTAAGGGGTATTAAACATGGAGTTCATCGACCTGACCTTGCTATCATTGATGATTTAGAAAATGATACAAATGTACGAAGTAGAAAACAAAGAGATAAGCTAGAAGAATGGCTTGATGAAGCTATTGACAACTTAGGGAGTGTTGATGGCTCTATGGATATTTTATATATAGGGACTATTTTACATAGGGATTCTGTACTAGCAAGAAAGCTCAAGCTAAAGTTTTGGCACCCTGCAATTTTTAGATCATTAATAAGCTATCCTGCAAATATGGATATGTGGGAAGAGTACAGCAAAATATTTAAGTATGAAGGTGTAGAACAAGCTAGAAACTATTATCTTGAAAATAGAGAGCTTATGGATAAAGGTGCAAAGCTTTTATGGGATGCTGTTAGTTTAGAGTTACTTATGCAAAAAAGAGCTGCTAATAATAAAGCATTTCAAAAAGAGCAACAAAACAATCCAAATAGCGAAAATCAAAAGTTTGACTCTGCTAAGTTTGTCAAAATTTCACATACACAAATGCCAAAACTTGATAAAAAGTTTTTGATAGTTGATGCCAAAGGGGATTCAGATGAAGGTGACTTTTGCGGTTTTATGGCTGGTGGATTATGTTATGCAGACCAAAAGCTTTATATATTCTACTCAAAACAGCTAAGAATAAAGGGTAAGCCTGTAGTTACAGAGGTTATTAGACTTTTAAGAACTATTAAGCCTGATGTTTTAAGTGGGGATAAAAATGGTGGTTTTTATATTCTAAGAGATTGGATAAAAGATGCCTGCTCAACTGAAAGAGTTACACAACCTTTGATGCGTTTTATCCACTGGAGTGAAAATAAAGTTGACCGTATGGGAGATTTAGAATTTCCTATTGATGCTGGAGATATTGTTTTTGTGGGTGACCATCCTGAGCTTTTTGCACAAATGGATGATTTCCCCGAGGCTGACCATGATGATTTACACGACCCACTATCAACAATATACAAGATAAGTCGCCAAAATAGATTAAAAAAAGACGCAAATGGTAGTGGAAAAAGAAGTAATGTAAAAGGTGGAGGTAAACGACACCAAAGAGCAAATAGAAATACAAGAGGTAACCGATGATAAATTTAAAAAATCTATTTAAAAAAAAAGAGATAGTACCAAATAACAAAGATACAAAAAAAGATAAAAGAGAGCTGGTGCGACTCACATCAAATCAAAAAGATGTATTAACAAGCCTTTTCTCTCTTCCTGTTAATCCCGATTGGCTAGATGATATAGAGATTGATAAAATCAATAGAGACTCAACAGTTAGTTCAAGTATGGGAAGTAGAAAAGCAGCTACTTTAAAAAAAGAGATACTAATCACTTGTGAAGATGCTTTTATCAAAGAAAATTTAGAAGCAGTATTTGATTATGATACTTTAGATTCTATTTTAGATACACCTTATCAAGGTTTCTCCGTGTTTGAATTAAACTGGACAGCTAAAGATGATTTTCACTACTACCCTAAATTAGTAGAGAGAAACTATAAAGAGTTTCAACTTCACAAAGATATTTTAAAATATGCTGGTAATGGACTAGCTCAAGAGATAGCACCATACAAAGCAGTATATACAACTTACAAAGCAAAATACAATAAGCTCTATGGTCAACCTATTTATGCACCATTATTTTGGCTTATTGAGTTTAAAAATGCCTCTTTACAATTTTGGGTGGAACTGCTTGAAAGGTTTGGTACTCCTTGGATAATAGGAAAAACAGAGGGTAATAAAGATGACCTAGCAGATGAGATTTATAATATGTTGGGTGGTGATGGAGCTGTACTTGATACAGAAGATAGTCTTGAGATTAAAACTATTCAAGACAAGGCAAATTTTAAAGAGATTATTGAGTACATAGATGACCAAATACGACAACTTATACTAGGTGGAAACCTCACATCAAATGTTAAAGGTGGTTCACAAGCAGCTGCAACTGTACACAATGATATAAGAGGAGATTTAGCTGCAGCTGATGAAAACATAGTAAACAAAGTCATCAAAGAGATTATTAAAAATTTTAAAGAGTTAAATCACATTGACATAGAGATTGCAGGAAGATTAAAATGACCCAAATACAGAACTAGCAACAAGGGACAAAACGATAACAGAGATGGGCTTTGAGCTTGAATCTGAGTATATAGAAAAAACTTATGGGGTAAAAGTTAAACCAAAAGATAAAAATATCATACCAAATAGTAAGTTACTTTCATTTTCAAAAACTTTGCCCTTTGATGAGCTTGAGTATCAAACAAACAAATTTGATACAAAAACTCCACTAACATTTCAAGAGCAAATAATAAAAACTATAGAGAACTGTAAGAGTTATGAGGAGCTACAAGATAAACTTTTGGAACTTTATCCAAATATAGATACAAAAGATTTAGAAGAAAATCTTTTTAAATACCTAGCAAACGGGAAGATTTTAGGGGTTGCAGAGGTGGAACTAGAAGATGTCTAAAGTTAGTTTTAATTTTAATTTAGAGCCAACAGAAGCTATACAATATCTTAAAAATAAAGGTTTTAAACTAAGTTTTGATTATACAGAACTACAAAAAGAGGCACACAATAAAGCCTTTACAGTTGCAAAAGTGACACGACTTGACCTTCTAAATGATATCTATGAAGCTATTATAAAAGGGATTGAAAAAGGGGAAAGCTTTACGGAGTTTCAAAAAAATATCAAACCAACTTTACAAAAAAAAGGATGGTGGGGAGAGCAAGATATACTTAACCCAACAACAGGGGAAATAAAAAAAGTAAACATAGGAAGCCGTCGTCTTCAAAATATATATGATACAAATACAAGGGTGGCTTATAGTGTAGGAAGATACAACTCTCAAATGCTCTCAAGCACAAAAGTATATTTAAGATATGTAAGTAAGCTGTTGGTAAATACAAGAGAAGAACATCGTGAAATGCATGGGATAATAAAACATAGAGATGATGTATTTTGGGAAGAGAATTATCCTCCAAATGGTTGGGGATGTGTATGTAAAGCTGTAGCTTACTCACAAAAAGATTTAGACAAAAAAGGGTGGAAAGTAACTACAGAAGATTTACCAAATATTGCAGATAAAGGTTGGGATTATAATGTAGGTAAAAGTGGCAATAAAGTGGGAAAGCTATCAAAAATCAATCTAGATAAAAGCCTCGAAAGTTTACCAAAAGTAGAAAAGAATACAGACTATGAGACTCTAAGTGATATCGCACTCCTTGAGCTTTTTTATCAAAAGTTAGGGGTAGATAAA